CCACAGGTTATATCTCCGTATTTCTTTACGGGATTCTCGAGTTTCCAAGAGTTACTTCCCAATACTACAGATAGGCAAAGGGGATTAATAGGCCTAGGCTCGAGTTTTGATAATGTAATCATATCTGTTGTACAGATTCCTCCTCCTGATGTTATCGTCGGTGGTGGTGGTTACAGGTTTATGGGAGGTTACCATAAATATGATCGACCTCAAACTATTCATACGGATGCAGTCAGGAAAGCTGCTGCAGTATTATCTAAAATGGGCGGAGAAGCTAGGGCAAAATCATTGACTCCTATTCAACGTTCTAATATTGCTTCAACAGCTGCTAATACTCGATGGAATCCTAAGAAATGAAAACCAGCAAGCATAATAATTCTGAAGTCAAGAAACCAGCAAGCATAAGAAAACATGCTCGAATTCTTGGTCAATTAGGTGGTAGACCCAAGCAAGAAACCAGCAAGCATGCTAATAACTTGCAAAATTATACTAAAATTAACACTATGTTAAGAATGAAATAGTGTTACCTACTATAGAATATACAATTTCACTGGGAAATATTCTAACAATTATGGCAGTTGTTGGCTCTGTTATGACTTTCATATGGACTATGAAAAGTGATATCCTTACAATAAGAATTGATGTTTCATATCTTCAAGATAGTTTAAAAACTCTGACTGAAACCTTTTCACAGTTAGGGAAAATACTTACGCAGATTGCAGTCCAAGACCAAAGGATTAATATGGTAGAAAAACGAATCGATGAAATAGCTCATGGCAAAGGTTTGGTTCAATAAGTGAAAAAGAAAACTAATGGTGGAGCAGACCTGGCTTTAGAGGAAAGACGTCTCTTGGCTGAATCTTCACTAGAAGAGTTTATTAAATTGGTACATCCCGGCCGTGTGTTGGGAAATATTCATCGAGAAGTAATAGCTTGGTGGGAATCTTCTAAAGCAAAAAATCATCAACTATTACTATTGCCTAGAGATCACATGAAATCAGCATTGATTGATTATCGTGTAGCTCAGGCTATTACTATAGATCCTACTCTTAGGGTTTTGTATATTTCGAGTTCTTCTAATCTTGCTAATAAGCAATTGAAGTTTCTTAAAGATATTTTAACCAGCGATGTCTATCGAAGACACTGGCCAGAGCATGTCTCAGCTGAAGTTTCTAAACGAGAAAAGTGGACATCAAGTGAAATCAGTCTAGATCACCCTCTTAGAAAAGCTGAAGCGATTCGAGATCCAACAGTATTTACTGCAGGACTTACAAGTAATCGCGTTGGTATGCATTGTGATATAATGGTTCTAGATGATGTCGTTGTTCATGGTAATGCATATATAGAAGACACAAGAGAAAAGGTTAGAGAACAATACGGTTATCTTTCATCTATCGCGGGTGGCAATTCTAAACAATGGGTAGTTGGTACAAGATATCATCCCAAAGATTTATATGCGACAATGTTGGAGATGGAAGTTGAAACGCATGATGAGTTTGGAAATGTTATTTCAACGCAGCCACTCTTTGAAGTCAAAGAACGCGCGGTTGAAAATGCAGGCGACGGAACTGGTCAATTCTTATGGCCTCGTCAACAGCGTGTTGATGGGAAGTGGTTTGGGTTTGACATCAAGGTTCTCGCGGATAAGAAATCCCAATACCTCAACAAAATACATTTTCGGGCTCAGTATTATAATGATCCTCGTGATGTTGATTCTTCTCCTATTAAACGCAACTTATTTCAATATTACGATCCAACCTGGCTTGTGAGACGAGATGGCAGATGGGCTTTCAAAGGTAATAGATTGAATGTCTTTGCAGCTGTAGATTTTGCATATAGCACAGCTAAGACAGCAGATGCAAGTTGTATTGTAGTTATAGGTGTAGATGGAAATCAGAATTATTACATCCTAGATATCGATAGATTTAAAACATCGCAACCTTCTGAGTATTTTAATAGAATACTCAAGATGTATGAGAAGTGGCAGTTCAGGCAGATACGCGCTGAAGTTTCATTAGCTCAACAAGTGTTGGTTAATGATCTTAAAGAGAATTATATACGTCCTTTAGGACTGGGCCTTTCGATTGATGAATTCAGACCTACACGAACATTAGGCAACAAAGAAGAGCGTATCCTTGCGGTTTTAGAGCCTAAGTATGCTAATAAACAAATATACCATTATTCTGGCGGTTATATACAAATACTCGAAGAAGAATTGATCTTCGCTAATCCAGCGCATGATGATGTCAAAGATGCTCTAGCATCTGTGATTGATTTTGCACATGGGAAAGCCCCGATGAATTCATATAATATTCCTAAAGAGAATCGTCAACAATTTCAATATCATGAGAAATGGGGCGGAGTTGCCTAAGATACTCGAAAGACTTGTAAGTCAGCTGAAAGCAAAAGGTAAGAGCGAGAAATCTGCTTATGCTATAGCTACATCTGCTTTACAACGTTCAGGCAATCTTAAACCTGGTACACAAGCGGCTACTGCTAAAGGCACTCGCCGAGGCAACATGACTCCCGGTGAACGGGCTAAAGATAGAGCATCCAAAAAGAGCGGTAAGAAAACACGTGATTATAAATACAACTCTAAAACTAACAGAGCTACATTGAGATGAGTTTTAAATCAGTACAAGCTAAAATAGCTAAAAAAGAGGGTATTCCTAAGAAGAATGCTGGAGCTATTCTTGCTAATGCTTCTAGAAAAGCTTCTCCAGCTGCTAAACGAAAGAATCCTAATCTAAAGAAAGTTAAAGGTTGATGACTGGTAAAGTTACTGAAATCTTTGATGTAATTTCTCCAGATAGAATTGCTACTCAAATAGCTAATGATTGGATTACTTGGAACAATATGCGTCAACATAAGATGCAGGATTGGGAAGAGATCCGTCGATATGTTTATGCGACTAATACGACACAAACAGCTAATGTTTTAAATCCTTGGAAGAATAAAACTACTATTCCAAAGATATGTCAAATTAGGGACAACCTCCATTCAAATTACACAGCTACGATGTTTCCTAATAGCGTACCTGTCGAATGGGAAGCTAACGAGAAATCTGCAGACAGCAAAGCTAAACGCGATGCTATAAAGAATTACATGCAGTGGGTTATGTCTCAATCCTCATTTAAATTTGAGATGAATAAGATTGTTTTAGATTATATAGAATATGGAAATTGTATATGTACTTGCGAGTGGACAGATCAACGCGTACAGCAACCTACTGATGCTATCCAAGCTGGATATATTGGTCCTTCTTTAAAGCGAATCTCTCCGCTTGATATTGTGATGAATCCAACAGCTCCATCATTTGAATCTTCGCCGAAGATCATTAAATCCGTTATAGGAGTAGGTGAACTTAAAGAAATGCTTGAGCGTATGTCTAACGATGAGAATCGTGCAGAATATGAAGAGCTTTGGCAATATCTTAAAACAATTAGAACAGATGCTCGTGAGTCTCCTAGTGAATGGGCACAACGAGATGCTTTGTATAATATCGATGGTTTTACTTCGTTTCAGCAATATTTAGCTTCTACTTCAGTAGAGATTATGACGTTCTACGGAGACATGTATGATATTGATAATGAAAAACTTTATAAGAATTATGTCTTTACGATTGTTGATCGCCATAAGATTATAGGTCAAAAGCCTAATCCTTCATTCTATGGATATCCTCCGATCTTTCATGCGCCATGGCGTCAGAAGCAGGACAACTTGTGGGGCATGGGTCCTCTCGATAATCTCATCGGTATGCAATATCGTGTCGATCATATCGAGAATACCAAAGCCGATGTTTGGGATTTAACAGCTTATCCTGTCATCAAGGTTAAAGGTTTTGTTGAAGATTTTGTCTGGCGACCAGGCGAAATTATCAATGTCTCTGAAGAAGGTGATGTAGACATCGTTCAACCTCAAGTTCAGATTATGCAGGCAGATACCGCTATTGGTTTCTATCTGAATATGATGGAAGAGATGGCTGGAGCGCCTAAGGAAGCTATGGGCTTCCGTACTCCTGGTGAGAAGACAAAGTACGAAGTACAACGTCTTGAGAATGCTGCGAGCCGTGTTTTCCAGAATAAGATTAAACAGTTTGAGGAGCAGATTACAGAACGTGTGCTTAACGCCATGCTGGAACTCAGTAGACGTAATCTCACTGGAGTTCTGACGATCCAGGTATTCGATGATGAGCTTAAAGCTGCAACATTTAAAGCCCTGACGGTTGATGACATAACCGGCATTGGCCGCATTAAACCGATTGCTTCTCGACACTTCGCAGAACAAGCAGAGCTTATTCAAAATCTAACGTCAATGGCTGGAAGTCCATTGTTCCCGTTAGTTCAACCTCATATGTCAACTATTGCACTAGCTAAGCTATTCGAGAAGGCATTCAATGTTGAACAAGATTCTATATTCTTCCCACCTTGGATTGGTTTAAGTGAACAGGGTGAAGGACAACGTATGGCACAAGCTGCGCAAGAAAAGACC